CCCCCCCCTCCCCCGTCTTGCCGGCGGAGCGGGCGCTCGAGGTCGCCGAGGGGCAGCGCAGCCAGGCGCCGTAGGCGAGCAGCCGAGCTGGCCGGCGGCGCACCTGGCCGGCAGCCCTTCCCCCCCCTGCCCCGCCCGGCCAGGAGGTTGAGACGCAGAGGCCGACTATCCCTTCGCCGCGATACGCCGCAGGGTATCGCGCAGCTCCAGCAGGTGCCGGACGTCGATTGCGAGAAGGGGCCGCCCCCTGCCCAGGGCGTCCAGGTAGACGGTCCAGATCTTGGCCACGGCATCGAGGTCTTCCTGGCCGGCATCCTGGGGGGTGGCCGATGCGCTGGTGCTGTCGCCGGCTGCGGCGCTTTCCTTCTGCTTGCGGAGCTCGAGCGCCCGCCGGGTATGTTCTGCGAAGCTGACCACTATCTTGCGCCTCTCTGTTTCTCGAGGAACTTGGTGATGTTGTATTGAAGTTGGGCGGGGAAAATCTTCCGCATCTCGTCCACGCCGAAGGCCATGATCTCGTCCTCGTGGCGCTCAGCCTCGCGAGCCGGACCAGGCCCATAGAGCTGCTCGATCGGCAGGCGGTCCGGCCCCTTGCGATCGAACACGCCGAGGGTCTCGCGGTCGCCGGCGACGCCGTAGCGGACGGGCGCAATGAACACGTCGCGGTAGTGGACTTTCCTACCCCACACCCAGGCGGTCACGCCTTGGCGGGAGACTACCACGCCGCGCCGCTTCCGGGTTTTCTCCTTAGCCGAAAAATGGATCAGCCGGATTCTGCCGCCCTTGACGGTGACCTTGACCTCGGCACCGCCCAGCGGCAGCTTGCCCGAGCTCTTGGCCTTCTTGACCTCGAATGGCTTTCCGACCCGCGACACGATGAACTTCTGGCTGACGCCCATGGCCTCGGCCACGGTGCGCTTGGCCTTCGTGTTCATCTTGCCGGCAGCCTTGTTGGCCGACTGGACGATGGCCTTCTGCTCGAGGCTCTCGGCCTGGCGCATGAGGTTGGCCCAGGCGCGGAGGCCGTTGCCCTTGATCTTGACGTCGAGCATAGAGTAGGGGGCAGAGCATCGCCCGTGCCCCCATGGTGTCTCTCTCTCCGGGGCGTTCCTCTCCCCTGGGCACTACTCTACCAGCCGAGGGTGTCGCAGCCGGGTTTATATTTCTTCGGCAGCTCGCGGATGTGAATGACGACCTTCGGCGGGTTCTCGACCTGGCGCCGGACGATCCGCAGGTCGTCGATCTGCTCGTCGTCCACCCAGATGTTGAGCGCCTTGGTGATGGCATCCTCGACGGCCTTGGGCACGTTGCTCAGGTCGCGGCGCCGGCGGTCAGGGGGAAAGACCTCGAGCAGCACCTCGAGCCTGCCGGTAAACGGTCGCCGGCCGCCGACCTGCTTGCGGAGAGCTGCCAGCGCCTCGTCGCGGTAAATCCGGCCCATTTTGCTGAGGATCATGCCGCGCCTGGGCACAGCACGCCACAGCATATTCACGGAAGGCGGGTAGGGCAGCTCTAGCCGGAGTGTCTCAGGATTTGCCATCGAGGACTTTTGTCACTTTCGTCAGTAGCTTCTGCCACAAGTCTGACGAAAGTCGGCAGCTTTATCCTCTTTTGTTTCAATGTGCTTAGGAGGATCTAGCCTAGACTTTCGTCAGAGATTGAGGGGATGGGGGGGGTGTGACCTGCTCGCCGGCCGAACGACCAGGCCGCGAGCTCGGGGTTATCCCGCATGATCTGAATGAATCCGGTCGAGAAGGCACAGATGCCGGCCTCGCTGATCTTGACCTCGAGGAGGCTCTCGACGACGTGGCAGAGCTCATGCCACAGCACCAGGAGAGTGTTTTCCGCCGGCAATCCGTCCAGCACCTGGATCTTGAGGGTGCTCGGGTCGAAGGTGCCAAGGCAGTCTTCGATCTCGGAGACATACTCGATATCTACAACGATGCCGAAGACGCGCACGCTGGTCGGGCGGATCTCTCGCACGGCGCCACCCTAGCACACCTCGGGGTGTGATATAGCCCCCCCTCGGTTTTCTGACGAAAGTCTAGGGGCGATCCGCCCAAGCCCTTGCCGCGCCGGAGCTTAGGCCTGTGGACTTTTGGCAGACTTGTGGCAGACTTTCGTCACTTCCGTCAGAGCGCTGCCAGAAGGTGGCGGCTACCTTGTCGCAACGTAAGCCACCCGCGTCCTGCCGGGTGTCGGGATCGTGACCTCTGCGACCTGGCCGGCGAGCTCCAGCGCCTCGAGGACCTGCTGCCGGTCTCGCGGGGTGAGCCTCGCCCAGGCGCCGGTCCTCGCCATTTCGCGGCTGGTCAGCCCCCGGTCACCAGCGCGGATCAAGGCCAGGTGGCACTCCTTGACCCGCGCCTGAAAAGGCGAGTCGGCCACCCGCATCTTCACCTCGTGGATCATCCGCGCCTGCGACCACTTGACAAAGGCAATGGCCCACTCGGCATCCTCGGCGTGGATGGCCGGCCGGGTCAGGCTGCGGCACAGCGCGTGGATCAGCGCCAGCTTGGCCGCGTGTTCCCACGCCCGATTGTGCAGCGCGTCGAGGCCGGTGCCCCGGTCGCGGTCCATCAGCTGGCCGATCTCCTGGTCGAAGACGTCGAACACCGCCTCGGCGCCCTCGGTCATGGCCACCTCGATGGGCGCCTTGGGATTGACGCCAACCAGGTTGCCGGCGCCGGAGGTGCTCGAGGTGTTCGCGGCCTTGGCCCACTTGACGATGCTGGGCGGCACGTCCTGCCGGACCGGCTGCTGTCGGCGTGGCCGGTTGACCGAGGTCTCGACCACGAGCAGGCGGTTCAGGTATCCGCTGACGACGTGGCTGCTGCCCAGCGCCCGGTAGAACGTCTCCGGGGTCGTCGTCCCGTAGACTGAGACCGAGGGGCACTCGATCTCGATGCGCGGGCGCTTGTCCTGGTCGGCATACTCGGTGCCGATGTAGGTGTCGGCCGAACTCGAAAAGAGCTTCATCAGGTTGGAGAGGATGGCCACGAGGTGGCTGCCGGCGTTCGGATTCTGAATCGCCTGCATGAGCAGCCCGAACTCGTCCAGCTGGAAGAGCACCGTGGGAGACTTGGCCGCGCGGCTGATGATGGCCTGCCCGCTCGCGAGCTCCTCGCCGCCGAGACGGTCGCCCAGGCCGCAGGCCAGCAAGATGCGCTTGGCTGCGGTCCTCGCGTGATTCTTGCCGCAGCCGGTCGGGCCGATCGACACCACATAAAGATTGGTTCGCAGGTTGGTCTCGGTCGCGTATCGCCGGCCCAGGATCGTGCCGACCACGGTGAGGGCCGCAGCCACGGCGAAGGGTCGTTGCGGGCGGATTGAGGTGGCGTCAATCCAGTCCACCATGAGGCCGAGGATGCCCTTCGGGTAGAGCAGATAATCCGGCATCTCGACCACGCCGTCCTGCTCGGCGCTGGCCAGCTCCACCTGCGAAACGGTCGGCAGCTCGCGCCGCTCGTCATGCCGCGAAAGGCCGTAGCCATACTTCTTGGCGAGGCCGAAGAGGGTGCTGAGGGTGACGCCGCCGCTGTCGTCGAAGCTGGCCCAGACCCGCGCCTGGTCTTTTGCGTCGTATTTCGCCGACTTCTGAGACCACTCGGACCACAGCCGAAAGGCCAAGGCCTCGCCGAGCTGGTCGGCCGCGCTGTGGAGCGCCATGCCGGCGAACAGCCACTCGTCGCGGTCGTCGGCCGGCACCACCTCGAGCGCCTCGCGGATCTCGGCAGCCTTCTCGGGCTCGGCCTGGTGCTGTAGCCGGCCGAGAGGCAGCACCGGCACCGGCACTTGGCGCGGCCGGGTGAGCAGCCACGCCGGCGCGGGCAGGATCTCGGCGGCGTCGTCTCGCCACCGGTAGAACCCGCCGGACTGGTGGCCGCTAGGCGGCACGACGATGTAGCCGCCCTCGCCCTTGATGTCGATGCCCTCGGCGAGCTTGCCGCAGGCCATGCCATCCTCCGGCAGCTGGAAGATGAAGTGCCGGCCCCCACCGCCGGTGAGGTTGACCAACGTGGGCGGCAGGGCGCCGTTCTCCAGCTCCAGCTCGGCCAGCGCGTCGTCGCCGCCGTTGCGCGGGTCGATGTCGAGCGCCCAGATGCCGGAGATCGCGCCGGTGCGGACGCCGAGGTTGGCGGCCGGCCAGCGGTTGAACCAGATGCGGGCGTCGGCGGGGTCGTGGCTGGCGCCTTTCAGCCCGTCGGGCAGCCAAGGGTGCTTGCCGGGCGAGCGGCAGGCGCGGTTGCGGCAGGAGCACTCGCCTGCGGCGTTCACGGAGTGCAGGGGCAAGACGGCCCAGCCACGCTTCTGAAGGGCGAGGGCATACGCGAGAGAGGACACCATGCCCGGAAGGGTAGCCACCCAGCGCGCCGCTCTCCAGGGGTGCGGCGAGTTTTTCCGGTAATCCTCTTGCGCCGGCCACCTCCTCATGCCACCCTGGCGGCGCCAATCCCGGCACAACCAAGACCCAGAGGAAATCATGAACAGCAGAACCAACCCGGCCGCCGAGCTCGAGGAGCTGGCCAGCCGCTGGCAAGAAACGAAGGAGCGCCTGGCCAAGCTGAGGGCGTATCAGCTCGACCTCGAGGAGCGCATGACGGCCCTGGTCGGCGTCAAGGAAGAGGGCACGACCAGCGCGAAGACCCGAAACTTCCGGGTCACGACCACCGGTGGTCTCAACCGGGTGCTCGAATACCAGGAGGCCGACTACTGGCGCCGCGAGCTCGGCGAGGCTTTCGACGAGGTGCTGACCAGCAAGCTGTCGATCAAGTTGAGCGGCTTCCGCAACGCCGATCAGGCCGTCCAGGACAAGCTGATGGAGCACATGGTCATCAAGCCCAAGAAGGTCGCCCTGAAGGTCGAGCAGTTGGAGGAGGTGCCGCATGGCCTTTGATCTGACCAGCATCACCATGAGCGGGATGGATCGCCTGCCCCCTCGCATCGTCCTGCACGGCCCGCAGGGCATCGGCAAGACCACCTTCGCGGCCGAGGCGCCGGTGCCGGTGTTCATCCCGACGGAGGATGGCCTGGCCGGCGTCAACGTGCCGGCGTTCCCGCTCTGCACCGATTTCGGTCAGGTGAAGGATGCGCTGGCCGTCTTGCAGGAAAAGGAATACCGCACCATCGTGATCGATAGCGCCGATTGGCTGGAGGCGCTCATCCACAAGCACACCGCAGCCGAGCACAGCAAGGACAACATCGAGGCCTTCGGCTACGGCAAAGGCTACGTGCTGGCGCTCCAGCATTGGCGGGAGCTCCTGAAGATCCTCGACTGGTATCGGCGAAAGGGCACGACCATCATCTTCCTGTGCCACTCCGAGATCCGGCGCTTTGATTCTCCCGACGCCGAGAGCTATGACCGCTATTTCCTCAAGCTGCACAAGTCGGCTGCGGCCCTGCTGACCGAATGGGCAGACATCGTGGCCTTCGCCAACTGGCTGGTCTTGACGACTGAGAGCGACCAAGGTTTCGGCCAGAAGCGGGTGCGCGGCATCGGCAACGGCCAGCGCGTCCTGCACCTCGAGGAGCGGCCCAGTCACATCGCGAAAAGCCGTTATCGCCTGCCCGCCCAGGTCGAGCTCGAATGGCACGAGCTCGCCAAGCACCTCAACCCCGAATAGAAAGACAACCATGGCACAACTGCCCACCAACATCGACTGCACCCAGGAGCTGACCCCGGTCACGCGAGACCCGCTGCCGGCTGGCGATTACACCGCCCAGATCATCGAAGAGGCGATCAAGCCGACCAAGCGCGGCGACGGCGAATACCTCGAGCTGAAGCTGGAGGTGCTGGCCGGCCCGCACACCGGGCGCTGGATCTTCGATCGGCTCAACATCCGCAACCCGAATAAGGTGGCGGTGGAGATCTCGGAGCGCCAGCTGGTCGCGCTCGGCAAGGCGTGTGGTCTGCAAACTCTGACCGACAGCAGCCAGCTGCGCGGCATCCCCGTCGTCGTGACCGTCAAGGTGAAGAACTCCGAAGCCTACGGCGCCTCGAACGAGGTCGCCGGCTACAAGGCAGCCACCGCGAGCTCGACCGCCTCGACCTCGGCCCCGAAGCCGCCCTGGGCGGACGAGGAGCCCCCCTTCTAACAGGATTTCCGTAACGGGGGAGCCAATGCGCCGGCTCCCCCACCTTCAACAAGCCGTAGAAATGTTTGAACAAGCCAAGAAAACCGTCAGCAGCTACCTGCACCGCGCCGGCCACCTCGGCGAGCTCATGGCCGACCGCACGACCCGCCGAGGCCGGATCGCCTGCTGGGAGATCGACTCCGGCGTGGTCCTCCTGCGCGAGCTCGAGGGGCAGCGCTTTGAACTGGTCGGCTTCCCTGGCTGCTACCCGGTGGAGCAGTTCGGCTCGGCCGACAGCCTGGCCTTCTACCTCGACGCCGCCGGCCGGTGCCTTGACTGAGGCCGGCGAAAAGGTCGCGGCCGCCGTCTACGCCGCGCTGGAAAGGCAGCAGGACCGCCGGCACCGCGACCACCTCGGGTGCAGCCAGCTTGGGCGGCCCTGCTCGCGCGACATCTGGTATGGGTGGCGATGGGCGAGCGAGATCAGCCACCCCGGCCGAGTGCTGCGGCTCTTCCGCCGGGGCCAGGACGAGGAAGAGCGCGTGGTCGAGGATCTCCGCAGCGCCGGCCTCGAGGTCCACGACCGCGACCCGGAGACCGGGCAGCAGTTCCGGGTGCTCGGCTTTGGCGGGCACCTCGGCGGGAGCCTGGACGGCGCCTGCCGTGGTATCCCTGGGCGCCCGACCACCTGGGCTGTGCTCGAGATCAAGACGAGCGGCGCCAAGCCTTTCAAAAAGCTAAAGGCATCTGGGGTGCGCGTGGCCAAGCCCGAGCACTTCGCCCAGATGCAGCTGTATATGGAAAAGACGGGTATGAGGTTGGCGCTCTACTTTGCCGTCTGCAAAGACAACGACGAGCTCTACGCCGAGGTGGTGGCACACGACCAGGCCGAGGCCCGCCAGCTGCTGGCCAAGGCCGAGGCCATCCTCAACGCCGACCAGCCGCCGCCCAAGATCGCCGAGAGCCCGGCGTGGTTTCAATGTAAATGGTGCGACCACCGGCGACATTGCCATGGCGAGGACGCGCCCCTGGCGAACTGCCGAACCTGCGTCCACGCCACGCCCGAGCTCGAGGAGGGCGAGGCCGGCAGGTGGATCTGCGAGAAGCTTTGCCGGCCCCTGAGCCACGACGAGCAGGAGCGCGGCTGCCAGCACCACCTCTACCTGCCTGGCCTGCTGAACTTCGCCGAGGTGGTCGAGGCCGACCCGGCCGGCAGGTGGATCGAATATAAAAGCGAACAGGGCGTCCACTTCCGCAACGGAATAGCCGATAATCAGGAGGAACCGCTGCCGTGGCCGAGCCAGAACCTGGCCGAACTCGGCGCGCGAGTGCTGACCGACGACCCGCTGCTGGAGAGCATCCGGCGCACCTTCGGCCCCGTGAAAATCGAAAAATGAACACCTACCATCGAACCATGTTTTCCCTGCTGGCCATCATCGCCTTCCTCGCCACCGTGCTCTGGCTGGCCACCGAGGTCCAGCTGCGCGCCCACCGCTGCCCCGACACCACCGAGGTGCCGCCGATTGAGGCGATGCAGGCCGAGGTGGTCTATGAGATTGCCGAGCAGGAGGATGCCGGCACGATTCTCGCCCTGGGCGAAATGACCGTCACGATCTACCACGCGGTGCCCAGCCAAACCGACGACACGCCCATGATTACGGCGAGCGGCTTCAACCTGACCGGCCTGGACCTCGAGGCCGAGCGCATCTGCGCCCTTTCTCGCGATTTGCTGGCCCGCTGGGGTGGCCCGATCGATTACGGCGACCAGATCTTCGTCGATGTGCCCGACCCCGCCCTGCGCGGCTGGTGGACCGTCGAGGACACGATGGCGCCGCGCTGGCGCAACCACATTGACCTGCTCGTGCCCACCTCGCGAAAGGGTGGGAAATGGGAAGGCATCGAGGCGTGGACGGTGACGCCGTGATCGCCCGCCACGAGATGCCCGAGCGCGTCCAGCTGCGGCTGGCGGCGCTGGAGGAGGCCCGCGAACTGCTGGCGAAGGAAGCCGCCGCCGGCGTGACGATCACGGCCAGGCGAAACAATGGCATGAGCCAGAGGTGCCAGATCAACCTGAGCGACCGCCAGGCGCTGGCGCCGATCCGGCAGGCGCTGGAGTTGGCCCTGGAGATCGAGCTGGCGCGCATCCAGCGCCGCTACGGAGGTGCCCGGTGATTGACTACACCAAGGAAGCGGAGGATCTGCTGGACGAGTTGTTCGGCCCGTCCTGGCGCGTGAATCCGAAGCATGAGGACGGACACGCCATCGCCCTCATCGCCGCCGCCCTGCGCCGCGCCGTGGTTAGGAGGCTGCGGAAGTTTTACGACTGGTTCCTGCTCGACTCCGAGAGGGCCGGTGGCGACATGATCTGGGCGGACGATATGCTTGCGAAAATCCGCGTCCGGGCCGACGAGATCAGGGAGGACGAAGAATGATGCCCACCTCCTACCTGCTCTACAGCGCCGCCCTGTGCGCCATCATTTGTGTGTTTTACCCTTGGCGTCGTTACCCCGACCCCTTCGGTTGGCCGACCCGAAGTCATCCCGTGCGTTACATCACAGGGGGAGTGGGGGTGATTTTCGCACTACTCTGGATTGGAGGAATCATCACATGAGCGACTACACCGTGACCGTTACCGCGCTGGATGCCAGCGACAACGAGTGGACGGCGGACTACGCCGTGACCGTAGTGGAGGACGGCAGGATGGACACCTACGACGAGCCGGGCTACGACCCCGAGCTCGACCTGGAGCTGCTCGGCGCGGCTTGTGAAAGCCTGGAGGCCGAGCGTGGCGAGACGGGGGCCATCCTCGACACCTTGGGCGACAAGGCGTGGGATGCCGCCGTCACCTACTACTGGAAGAACTACTGGACGGAGGACGAAGGACGATGAGAGCACAACCGCCGCGCCGCCGCGCTGGTCGAGGAGGACGAAGAATGACCGACACCAACAAGAAGATCCACGAGGCCGTCATCGCGTTGCTGCGGCGTGAATACTGCGACGGCCACGATTGCTGCTCGGACGAGGAGCTTGAAGGAGACTACCAGGAAACCTACGACGCGCTGTTCATCTTCGCCCGCCAGCAGCGAGCTGAGGCCCTGGAGGAGGCGGCGGACGAGGGATGAGCGACACCGCCTACGACATCAAGAGCATCGCCATGGATCTTATGCGGGTCGCTGACTTCCTTGACCGCCACAACCAGATCCAGGCCGCCATCCTCGCGGAGATGCGGGCGCTGCGGATCACGAACTACAGCGACGATTGGGACGCGGCGGATTCGCGCAAGGCCGCCGACCGCCTGACCGCCGACGCGCTGGACGAGGAGGACGAGGGATGAGCGAGAAGAGAGCGACCAGCTCGCTGACCTGGCGCAACCTGGCCAGGCTGGCCATCGCCCTGCTCATGTTCTGGCTGATCCTGGCCTTCACCACCTCGGCTGTGATTGTCGGATACCGTGCCGCTATGATTGCCGGCACGGCAGCCGCCGACCTGATCCTTGCCCATGAGTAGCCAAGAAGAAAAAAGAAGAGCGCAAGTCGCCGCGAGCGTGGCTCGACACCGCCAGAAGCGTGACCGCCTCGAGGTCTACCTGCCCGCCGGCTGGCGTGAGCGCCTCGCCGAGGTCAACCAGAGCGAAAACCTGAGCACGACAGCATGGGTGAGGAAGGTAGTGGCCGCGCGGATCGGGGAAGCGGAACCTTCCTGATCTTGACCTGCTGGGGTTGCGACGGCCTCGGATTTCGCGCCCCGAGGATCGCCGCCGAGGTGTGCCTGGTCTGCGCCGGCCACGGCAGGATGCGGCGCGAGCCTGGTCCAGATGGCCGCTGGGAGCCGCTCGAGCCGCACGACCACAGCTGGAGGTCGGCGTGGATCGTATCCCGCCACGATTGGATCTACGGCGCCAGCCAGGGCGAGGCCGAGGGCGAGGCCGAGGCCCAGGCGGAGGAAGACGGCGAGGACTGGCCCGAAGATTTCTGATTATCCGAAAAAAAAAGGAGAAAGAAGGCAAACACCTCACCCGATTAGCCGATAAGATAAGTAAGCACGGCGCGAGACGCCGACCCGATAACCCAACCTGAACACCGAAACCATGAACACGAACAAGACCAACACCGACGGCAAGCGCGACATCATGTTCGCGACCGGCCGGACCATCGCGATGGCCATGGGCGTCCAGCCGGGCACCACCCGGGCCTGGTGCGCCGTCATCGACGCGGACACCGGAATCTATACCGACGAGACCTACGGCAGCATCAGCTGGACGCCCGAGGGCAAGCCCGACACGCTGGAGCTCGAGGGCGACTACCCGACCCTGTTCGCCGAGTAACCCGCCCGGCCCCTGGCCCCACCGCCATCGCCGGCGTGGGGCCAGGACGGCCAACAGACCCGCACCGAACAACGAACCATGAACACGAACAAGACCATGACCACCTTCATCTTCCAGGACACCTGCGGCCGGCTCTCCGAGGCCATCCTCGACGAGGCCAACGCCGTGATTGCGAGCGCCGCCACCGAGCACGAGGCCTGGGCGCTGCTGGAGAGCTACGAGGCCGCGAAGACCGCCGAGCACCCGGACGGATGGCGCTACGGCCTGCTGGACGCCGTCGCCGAGGTCGCCGTGCTGGTCGAGGATGTGGACTAGCTAAACCTCCAGCGTGTGGCTGGCAGCGCGAATCCCAGCCCTCGAGCACGACCCGCGCCAGGACACCTCGTTCTGGCGCGGCTACCTTTTCAGCAGCCGGCCCAGCCACCGCCGGGCTCGACGTAGGCCGGCCGGGCCGACGAGCAGGCCCAGGACGACCAGGCTGAGAGCCACCAGCGGGCTCTCGCGGAAGACCTCGAGCAGCCAGGACATCACGCCGCCCCCGGCTTCCGCCACTTCGCCCGCAGCCGCGCCACGATTACGTGGGGCGCCGGCATGAACCAGACCACGAGGCCCAGCATGACAAGCGCCTCGAGATTGCCGAGCAGCCATGCCAGCAGAGAGAACGGCTCGCGCGGCATGGGCCGCTGGACGACTACCTGCGCCCCCGCCGGCGCCTCGAGGAGCTCCTCGGCCATCGCCCTCCCGCCGAGCGCCCCGCCGACCGCGCCGGCCGCAGCTCCACCTGGCCCGCCGACCGCCGCGCCCAGGGCAGCGCCGCCGGCAGAACCGCCCATCGTAGCCGCCGTCTGGCAGGCCGCGAGGAGGAGCAGGATGAGGAAGAGGTGCCGCACTAGTTTCGCGCCTCCAGCGTCGCCAGCCGGCTCTCGATTTGCAGGACCAGCTCGGCCAGCTTGGAGTCGCGCTCCTTATTCGCGCTCTCGATGGCCTCGACCTGCTCGGCGAGCTCGATGTGATCCTGCTCGAAACGGTCGAACATCGCGACTAGCAGCCAGGCCAGGGTGCCCGTCGTAACGACAAGGAGAGCTTGAAGTGCCCGATTTTCCAGGCGCAAGGTGCTGGTGGTGGTGGTCATTCTGCCCACTGGACGGCGAGCCACATGAGCGTGCCGATGTAGTTGGTTTGGTCGTGGCGCCACTTGAACTGGGTCGTCGTGACGGAGCCGTCAACCACGTTTCCCGAGTCTCGCCGGTTACCACCGGTCAGCGGGGGCACGGTTTGGCTGTTCACGTTTCCGCCGGCCTCGACGACGAAGACCCGGATCTCCGAGGCGTCGTCGAAGACGGTGCTGCCGCCGTAGGTGTTGAAAGTCACGGTGAGCTCGCGGGTGCCCTGGTTGCTGGTGGTGATGGACGTGCCGGAGGTGCTGAGGAATGTCTCGACGCCAAAATCTACCCGCAGCAGGCGCTTGAACTGCTTGCCGAAGGTGTCGTCGGTCGTGTTGTTGAGCTCAGCCAGGCTGCCAAGCCCTTGCCCGGCTGCCCGCTGCGTCGCCTCGACTATAGCCATAACCTGGCCAAACACGCTAGCCGCCAGCGGCGCCGGATCGGGCGCGGTGAAGCTGTCAACGGTGTCGGGGTATTTGCTGCCGAGCATTAGTGGTAGTCAGGCTCGAAAGCGAAATAAGTGCCCGTGACCGTCATGTCGCGGTATTTGCTCTCCTCGCCCCAGGTGTCGTTGTTACGCAGGGTGAAGCCGGCGATCTGGCCGGCGGCGTTGTAGTATCGATTGACGTGCCCCAGCGGCTGATAGGCGATGGCGCCGGCCGGCTCCTCGTCGTTCGGCCCGCGCACCTGCTCAAAAGTAACGGCGCAAAAATGGGGGATGGCGTTGCCGGCGCCGGACATCGTGTGCTGGAATCGCGAAACATTGGCGTAGGGCACGGTGACGTCGGATTCATAACTTCCCGAGGTGGTCGGCTCGAGGGGCAGCTCGATCGTGAACCGCCCGACCTCCATCCGGCAGAACCTCTGCATCCAAGCCTGGATCGTCGTCAGGCTCGCCCAGTCGCCCGCCGAGCCAGCCGGCAGGTTTCCTTCGATCGGATCGGCGCCCAGCGCCACCTCGAGCTGCCGGGCCGCATCGGCCAGGATATTGAGGACGGTGGCCGAGGGGTAGCCCACGCCGTCGGCGAAGCGCTCAAGGATGTCGAGCGCCTCAGGGTAGCCTGAGAAGGTGCCAGCCATGTTTATCCCTTGTCCGTTTCCCCCTGCTCGGCAAAGCCGAAAACCGGCTCGATCGCGAGCCAATAAGCCTTGATCGGGATGCCGCCGCTCGTCAAGAGCGCCGTGTTGATGGTTTTGGAGCTTGCCGCCAGGTCGAACTTGAACCTGGTGATGCCAACCGGGAAAAGACGAGATTCCCTGTAGCCGTTGGCGCTCGGGCTTCCCGCCCCCATGCCGGCCGTGCCGGTGTCCTGGTGGGCCTCGATGGTTTGGACCATGACGAACGGCGGCTGGGTAAACCGCACGGTATCGAAGTTCACGGTCACGATAGGCGAGGTGTTCACCTCCTCGAGGTCGGCCGGGTCGTAGGTCTCGTCAATCGTGCCCGTCTCCCACCGGAAGAGCGCCTGCATAGCCTGGCTGAGGTTCCCGAACTTCTTGGCGCCGCCGTATCCGGGGTCGCTGGTCATGTCGCCCAGGCCGGCGCCGAGGATGGTCTGAACCGCCACGGCCATGTCGGCGATGTGCTGTAGTCCGTTGACGCGGAAGGTGTCCACGTCGTCTCGCAGCGCGGCGAAGGCCGGGTCGAGGGCGTCAGGGTAGTCGCTTGCCACTAGATGCTCGGGATGCGTCGCTGGGCGCGGAGCGCCTTTTCGATGTCCTCGGAGGTCGTCTCGATCGCGTATGTCGCGCTCATCGGCCGCGCGTTGCCCTCGAGCTCGATCGCCACCTGGCGCCCCTGTAGCCGGCAGGTGGCCTCGCGCACAGCCACGGCGAGGTCAGGGCCGAGCGCCGCCGCATACCCGGTGTCGCCCGGGCCGAGCAGCCAGGTATTGTGCTTCTGCGTGTTGGCGATCGAGTCGGCCGAGACGCCGGTGCCCGAGGTGTCGCTCATGACGTGGGCAAAGTCGCCGCCGTCGGTGAAGCTGCCGGTCTCGGCGTATGCCAGATGGACCAGGCGCTGGGTGCGGGCGCTCGTGACGTCGTCGTCGGCCACGGCGCGGTTGCAGCCGATGTGGAGGTCGAGGAGCAGGTTGCCGCTGTATTTGAAGAGCGGCTGCTGGTAGACCAGCTCGTCGGCGAAGTCGTTGAAGGAGAGGCCAGCCACGGCGTGTGCCGGGCCGGCAATCGTCTCCTGAAGCGAGCCATAAACCGACACGCCCGTGACGTCCACGGATTTGCTAAGCAGGGGCACATTTGACCCATCCGCAGGGCCGTTGCCCTCAGCCCTGTTCACCATGAAGGCCTGGTTGCCGAGGGTTCCGATAGGCGAGGTGCTGGACAGGTTCAGCGACCCGGCCCAGATCAGGGTGCGTAGACCGGATGGATTGTCCTTGACGCCGAGCTGCCGATAGATTCGCACCGCAACCGTCTTCAGCTCGGTGCCTGTCGGCAGCGCCGTGGCCATGCCGACGACGATGTTGAGGCCACCGGTGAGGTCGGTCTTGGCCAGAGTGCTGCCCAGGGTGACGGTGAAGCTGCCGGCGGACGCCCACACGCCGCTGCTGTTGCAGTAGGCGAGGTAGGGCACATAGGTCTGCGGCGAGCCCCCCGTGGCCGCGAAGGCCAGATAGAGCTTCCTGTCCCACTCGACGACCGCCGCCGATTTGGTCGCGCCAGCCCCGTTGCTGAGCTCGCTCGAGTCGGTCCACTTCATCTGAAGGTGGGTGACCGTCATGCTGGCATCCATGTCGCCGCCGGACTTGATGTTCGGACACGGGCTGTAGATGCCCGAGGGCGCATTGGGCACGGACTTGCTCGGGGTGCCCGTGCGGCAGTCGATCAGGACGGAAGCAGCAGCCGTGCTCGATTGCTTCAGCTGGATCACGTCGCAGGTGTCGGCCTCGAAGCGGCTGTTGACCGCGTCGCCTCGGTTACTGCGCTCCTGCGGCGCCCGCTCCTGGAACGGCAGAGGAATCTTGACGTCTCCGCGCTTGAGCGCCGTGAGCAGCGGCAGGTAGGTGTCGCCGGCTGCCGTAGGAGCCTGCACCGGGCGCGGATCGTGCAGCAGGCTGGCGCTGACCACGACCTCCGGCGAGCTGTTCGCAGCCACGATTGCCGCCGCCCGATCCGCCGCCTGCGTCTGGTCGGCCACGCTCGTGTCCGGCTCGACCACCTCGCGCCGCCCGTGCCGCGCCACGCTCGCCGCGTTTTCGGCGGTGCCATCCGAGATGAAGGTGCCGCCGTCCCAGGGCACGTAGATCCGCGCCGCGTTGACGATGCTCGTGGTGTCGTCCTCGACGTCGATGCTGACCACCTCGAGCGGCGACACGTAGGGCGCCTGGCGGTTGTTGAACTCGGCCACCGAGCTGGTCTGCTCGCGGCCGGGGTCGGCGACCATCGTGAAGTAGAACTGGCCGAGGTCGTCCGCCCCGCCGGCGTTGCGGACGCCATAGGCAACCTGGGGGTGCCCGCCGATCAAGTCGGCCAGGCTGCCGGTGTGCGCCGCCACGCTGGCATAGCCGTCGGCGTAGTAAATCTCGCGAGATGGGGCGCCGTCGCTCAGGATGGCCTTGTAATCCTTCGAGCTGTCGAGCACCCAGCTGCGGAGCTCGAGGGCGCTGGCGTTGTTGTCGGCGTTGGTCGCAATGCTATAGATCGCGGTCTGGCTTTCGCGGGTCGCATAGGCGTGTGCCATGAACTCGCCCAGGCCGGCCATGGTCAGGGTGACCAGGTCACTCTTCGGCGCCATCTCGACATCGGTGACCGCGCCCGCCCACAGGAGGAACTCGCCCTCGGAAGCGTCATAGTCGTCCATGAGCACCGGCCCCTCGGTCTCCGGCGGCGCCCAATAAATGAAGGCGGTGCTGTAGTTTCGCGCTTCCAGCTGGCGCCTCGCCCAGGTGCCCTCGGCTACCTTGGCCGTGCAGGCCGCCGGGCCGAACCCGCCGGCGGCGCTTTGGTAGGTCCACTCGAGGCTCTCGAGGTTCTGCTGGAGATTCAGCAGGGCGCGGCGCTGGGTCATGTCGCCGATGTCGGTCCGCGCCTGGTCCAGAACCAGGTAGATCCTGGCGCGGTCGATGTCGGACGAGACGGCGTGCGGCACTATTGCTGATGGATGAAGAGCCTATAGGTATACCACTCGACCTGGACGGTGAAGTCGCTGTGCCCGGTGGTGTTCGTGAACTCAACCTGCGGGGCGCTGCTCCCGAGGAGCTCGTGCAGGTGAGGCACAACGCCGTCCACCCGCGTGGGCACCTGAGCCACGCCGCTGTTGTTCGTGCTGACGTAGGTCTGCTCGAGGAACGGATCGGTGACAAGGACGTCGTCGGCGCCCATCTTGGCCGTGACCCAGCGAAACTCGGGAGTCTTCGTCTGGCCGTCGTTGACAATGCGGAACTCGAAGGTGGTATCGACGGTGCTGGCGCCATCTCGCGTAACCGTGATGATCGGACGCACCGGAGCGTCGGAGTCGAAGCCGGTGCAGGTCACGGTGCCCGAGGTGGTCGCGCCGCTGATCGACGTCGACGCGCTCGAGGTAGAGGTGGTGGTGAAATACTTGGCACCGCTGGTGATGGTCAGTTCAAAGGTGACCGCCGAGGTGCTCGCGCCGACCACCGGCACATAGGTGAAGGATTGGACCACGCAATCGGTGAGCTCGAGGTTGTCGTTGCCGAACCGGATCTTGAACCGGCCATTGTGGAGCACCTGCTGGATGCTCGTGATCGTGTCGGACACGGAAGGAGTACCCGCTGCGGCTGCTTTGATCGTGCCCGAGATGGCCACCTCCGTGCCGGCCGGGTCGCCGCCAGTCCGGGCCGCTCCGCCGTCGAGCAGAGGGGTGAGGGTGCCGCCGAAGGTCGGCGTGATGGTCAGAGCTTCGATCAGGCCCGAGCCGTCCACGTCGTCGTCGAACGTGTGCGAGATGCCGAAGGTGGTGTTGATGAGGCTGATGTCGGCGTAGCTGCTGGCCATGGTCAGATTCCCCCGCGCAGGCGCTTGCCGAGCATGGCGTCGATCTTCTGGACCACCCGGCTACTGGTGAGTGCCGGATCGGCCGCGCCGTTCACAGTCACGTTAAAAACCGGCGCCTGCGCCTGCTGCGCTCGAGCAGACCGCCCGCCGGCCAGGGCACCCAGGAAGAGCTCGGGGTTCCGCTGGTAGGTCTGGGCGAGCAGCTCCCGCGCCCGATCCGGCTTTGAGAGCGGGATAATGACCTCCGGCCGGTTGCCCTCGCCGACCATGGCGAGCTGCTCGGTGTCCACAAAGCCGCCCTCGGCGTAGCCCATGATCTTTTGGACGATGCCGCCGACGAGGAAGCCGAAGGCCAAGGCGGCGCCCAGGGTCGCGATGCTGGCCATGATCGCCGCCGGCGTGAACATCGCCAGCAGGCCAGAGCTGGTCGCGGCCCCCTGAGCCAACACGGCCGAGTTGGTCTGGGCGTTGACCGAGATCGCGGCCGCGCTGCCGGTCTCCATCGTTGCGATGTCGCTGCCGAGCTTGGCCGCGTTGGTCTCGGCGTTCATCGCGATCTCGGTGGCCTGGTCCTGCATCATCATGCTGAACTTCTCGTAGAAGAACGCATGGATGTGGCCGAACATCGGCGCGAAGAGGTGGTCGTTCAGATACTCGCCAAACATCCGCACCGGGCTCAGCGCCGAGGCGAAGACCTCCTGGAAGGCCGACCCCGCGCCGAAAATCGGGTCGAGGAAGTTCTCGGCCATCGTGCTCTTCATCGTCTGGCCGAACTCCTTGAAGCCCTCGGTGAAGAGCTGCTGCTCGACCATCGCGTCCTGGAAGACCTTAGACAGCGCCTGCGATGCAGCGAGCCCCATGCGCTCGAAGTTGAGGCGCCAGGCCATCGCCGCCTCGAGCGCCGCCCGCCGCGCCGCATCGGACTGCGCGCCCCAGGCATCCTCGCCGGCGTCACCGGCATCCTCGAAGCCGGCGGCGACCTTCTCGACCTCCCTGCCCACGTCGCGCACCTTCTCGCCAAGGTGCCCCATCCTCGCCGCCGCCTCGGCGCTGCCGCTGCCGCTGCGATCCCAGAGGTTCTGCAAATACTTGAGGAACTTGCCCATCTCGTTGGCCTGCTCCTCGAGCGGCAAACCTTTGATCGAGTCGCGGAGCTCGATAAACCGGCGAGTCTGCTGCTGACTGACCGCCGGGAAATCATTCTTCAGGGCATCCAGGTAGACAAAGACCTGGCGGTTAACCTCCTGGTAGCTGTTCTGAGCCGACCGCGCCGCCTCCTTCTGCCGGCGCATCTGCTCGGCCGCGCGGGTCAGACTTTCGCTCAGGGCGTCGAACGCCGCAGCCTGCTCGTCGATCGCAGTCGTGTTTCGCTCGACATCTTGCGAGGAGTCGCGAACCTCGGCCGTCCACTTGCGGGTAGCGGCAGCCAGGTCGCGGATCTTGTCGGCATACTCGGCCGCCTTTTCGCTGCCGTCGTCGAAGGCGGCGTTGAGCTTTCGCTCGGTCTCGAACGACAAAAGGACGACGTCCCTGCCAACATCGCTGATGGCCTGGTCGAGGCGCTCCATCTCCTCGGCGTCGTCGCGGATCCAGGCCAAGCCCCATTGAAGCGTATAGAACATACCCTTCAGGCCGTTGGCGAGGAACTTGACGCCGCCCTCAAGGGCAGCAAACGCATACTGCAACGTGTTCACGACCGTGCTCAACCCGGTCTTGTTGCCCAGGGTGTCCATGAGGTAGCCGACCGTGTCGAGCAAAATGGCAAAGCCCTCGACCACGATCTCGACGCCGCCGCTGACCAGGTCGCGCAGGTTCACCTCGAGGTCGCCGACCGTGATGCTCCCGTCCTTGGCGTCCTCGGCGAGGCGCTCCAGAAGATCGGTGACCTTCGCCAGGGACTCGTTGACCAGCTCGTTCTCCGTGATGAACTCGCCGACGCTCTCGAGCAGGTCGCCCCAGGCGTTGGTCGCCGCCTGGACTGAGCCGGCAAAGGTCTCGCGGAAGGCCTCGGCCGAGCCGCCGAACTGGCGCTCGAGCTCGTCGAGGATCAGAGCCTGGGCGCCGGCGGTGTCGCCGAACTCCTGCAAAGACTTGATCGCCTTCTTCTGCTCCTCCGAGAAGGTGATGCCGACGCGCGTCAGCATCGACAAGCCGGTGGCCGGGTCGTTCAGCGCCTTGCCAACCTGGACGGCGGCGCTGTTGAGATCCATGCCCATGGCCGTCGCCACGTCGAGCACGACCGCCGTGGTGCGCTCGAAAATACCGCCGGCGCCGCCGATGTTGGTGAACGTCAGCAGCAGGTTCTGCGCCGCAATCGTCGTCTCATCGCCGAAGGCCGTGACGCGCTGGAGCTGGGCAGCCATGCCGGTGAGCTCCTCGGCGGTGAGGCCGGCCGCGCCGCCGGTTGAGCGCAGGACCGTCTCGAGCTGCTTCTCGACCCGCGCCTGCTCGGCTGCCGCCTGGATCGGCACAGCCACGGCGCGGCCCAGCGTCTGCATCGCCCTGGTCACACCGCCCAGCACGTTCATGCCGCTCGACATGATGTTGGTGAGCTTGAACGTGGTGTCGATCAGACCCTGGGTGGTCTTGCTGACCGCCCGAATGGCCTTGCTGGCCTGGTCGCGACCGACCAGAACGAAGTCGTGCTGGGTTTTTCTCGCCATTAGCCCAGGAAAGCCCGGCCGACGTCAACGACCGCCTGGGTGTTTTTCCCCTTCCTGGAGCGCAAAAACCTGCCCAGGTCGCGTGACGCCTTCTCCTCTGCTTCCTGTTTCCATTGTAAAAGAATGTCGGCGTGAATCACAGGAAGCCGCCACAGCTCGGTGTAGGTCACGCCGAGCTCGAGAAGGCCGAGAATCGCCGACCTACCCAGAACGGGCTGCGAGAAAGGGCGCCGCCGCCTCGGCCACCTCCTGCACCTCGGCCATCGGCAGCGCGTCCACAAAGTCGCGGAAGCCGCCGGTGTAGCCGCCGCGCACCGCCGAGCGCCAGGTCAGGACCATGCTGCTCTTGAACGGCTGCGCCTCCTCGAGGGAGCAGCCGAGCTCGGCCACGGCGTCGATCAGGTCGCCGGCGGTCAGATAGCCGAAGGTCAGCTCGACACCGGTGCTGAGGGTAATCGTGCCCTCGGGGGACTTCTTTTCGGTCTTGCCAGACATGGCCGGCAGTTTATCCGGCTGCGCCGGCGCCGGGCAAGAGCCGGAAAAAAAAATGCCGGAGCGCCCCCCCGGACGCCCCGGCTCGCTTCCTCGCGTTCGACTAGGCCTTGAAGCCCTTGTCGAGGTTCTGGCTGTTCGTCAGCGCGATGTCGACCAGGTAGTCGGTGGTGCCGGCGTCAATGTAGCCTTCCCACTCGACCGTGACGCGCTGGACGCCAGGCCCATCCACGTGGCTGACCGGGTTGCTGACGATCACGGCCTTCGGGATGGTCAGGACCAAGCCGTTGGCGTAGGTGCCGTCGTTGCCGCGCAGGGTGTAGACCAGCTCGCGGCCGTTCTGCGCCCGGTAGTCGGTCACGAAGGTGTCGAAGGCGCTCGAGGTCTCGTCCAGCGCGAAGGTCTCGAACGAGCCGCTGACCTTCGCAAAGCCGTCGATCTGCATGGCCTTGGCCGTGGTCGCCGAGATCTCCTGGACCTCGGTGCGCGGCAGCTCCATCTTGATCGTGGCAGAGGCGCAGTCATACGCCGTGCTGTTGAACTGGAGGAACTGAGTGGTGTGGGTGTAGGGCGCCACCATGAGCGGGTTGCCGGCAGTCTCGGAGAACGTGAGCCCGGAGGTGGCCTCGGCCTGAGTGCCCATAAACTCGGCCGTCATCTCGACCGGCTGGTTGTAGGCGAAGGTGAGCTCGACCGAGGTCGGCTTCAGCCCCCGATAGCACACCGCGCCGGTCGTGCCGCCACGATCGACGGTCCATTGCAGGCCGAGAGTCTCCGGCGCCGACGTGGTCGTGATGGCGCCGCCGAACTGCATGGTGTGGACGTAAGGCCCGGTCCCGGTCTTGGTCGAATATTCTCCGCAGAGGTGACTGAGCACAGCCCACCACGCCTTGCCGTTGAACCTCGGGTTCAGCGAGACGCCGCCGCTCACGCTCTCCGACAAGACGGTGATATCCTTCTTCCGCAGCGCCGGCGCGTCGAGAAACTCCGGCCGCAGGACTTCCTTGGAAGCGTCGAGGGACTCCGCCCCGCCCTTGAAATCGGGGGTTTCGATCAACAGGCTCGTGCCCGCCGCCTCGCCGTAGGTGGCCTCCTCGGTCAGGCCGAGGACAGCGCCAATGCCGGTGTATCGTGCCATGGGTTAGCTGGTGGCCTTCTTGGCCTTGGTGGTCGCGGACGCCTTCTTCTCGGGCGTCAGTTTCTCGAAGCTGGGGTGGAGCCGCAGGGTGGCGTTGGTCGCCTCGTCGTCCGCCGGCACCTCGACGGTGTCGCCGGGGAGCAGCCAGCCGTAGCCGCGCAGGCGGATCTTCTCTTCTGAGGTGTTCTTGAACTTCATTAGTTGCCCAAGGCGTCTTCGTAGATCACCTGGTAGGTCAGAACGACACGGAAGGCCGGCGGGTCTACGTCCAAGCCTTCCTCCATAGTAGAGGCGGTAAGCAGGCAGGTCAAAACGAGGCCGTCCAAATCGACATAGTCCGCCAGGTATTCCTCCACCTCGCGGGCAAGGTCGTCGGCGTCGCCGGCCAGGGTGCCCGAGGTCGGCCGGCCAGTCTCGACGCAATGCACCTCGAGCTCGAGCTGGCGCTGGTAGGTCGGCAGGCTCAGGCCATACTGGTCTTCGGGAGGACTCTGGTCGAGAATGGTTTTGACCACGACGAACGGACCCGTCGCCACCGGCTGCTTCTCGCGGGAATCATAGACCCGACCTCCAGCGCCGGCCACGCCGGCCGACAGCAGGGTGACCACCTTTTCGCGGATCGTCTTTCTGGGATGCGTCGCCACTACTGAGCCTCGAGGACCAGGACCGTCACGCCGGTGTTATCCGGCTGCTTGACCAAGACGGTGAAATCGATGGACACAGAGCTCGTCGGCACCGCCGCTGCCGGCACGGTGACCGTGTCGCCGGCAGAGACGTCAGCCACCGCCGAGGTCTTCGCCGTCAGGGTCGGCACCTCGCGGCCCTCGAAGCCGAACTGCTCGCCGTAGGCATACTCAAAGATGGCCACAAAGGTGGTGTCGCCGGAGGACATCGAAAAGCCGAAATCATCCTCGTTGATGATCTCGTCCACGTCGTCCTCGAAGAAGCGCGCCACCTCAGTCGGCCTTCTGGACCTTCTTGCTGGCCACCTTCTTGGCCACCTTCTTGGCAGCCGCCTTGACCGGGTTGTCCTCGGCCAGCTCGGCCGCGCCGATCCGCACCAGCTGCCGGGCGCGGCGCTCGGGCAGGTCGTAGGTCTGACCGACCACGCTCGGGTAGCGCAAGCCGCCGCCCTGGCCGAGGTCGAAAGGTTGAAGAGCTCGAACCTTCATTTGTTTCTTGGGGAAAGGGGGTCGGGGGAGAGGCTCAAGCCCCTCCCCCGGTGTTGCGTTAGACCGAGGTGTCCACCGAGATGGCAAACGCCTGCTCGTGGCGGAAGCCGATGTCCAGATCCTGCAAGCCGACCAGGCGGACGGCGCCGTAGCTGCTCAGGGTGTAGGGATCCATGGTCAGATCCAGGCCACCCCACATGGCCACGATGCAGGAGGTGAAGTCGCCGAAGACCACGCCGTGCAGCGACGAGCCGGTGCCCTTGGTGAGGTCGGTCGGCAGGTTGTTGCTGGTCAGCACGCGGTAGCCGTTGGCCTCGCCGTTTTCGATGAGGAAGCGGGCGGTGTTCGACGCCTTCTCGATGGTCTTGCAGCTCGACACGGTGCCCGGGGTCATGACGAAGACCATGTTGCTGCCCTGGGCGTTGTCCACCCGGACCAGCTCTTCGTATTCGACAATCGTAGCCCAGGTCTCGGCGCCGCCGTTGGTGCCGTGGCTGACGGTGTTCACGCCACCCGACAGGTTGAGGATGCCGGTCGGCTCGCCGCTGCTGCCGCTGCCGTTCAGGATGGTCGCGTCGAGCTTCACAGCCAGAGCGCGCGCGAGATCGCCCATGATGAGGCGATCAACGCTCGGGTCAGCCTGGTGGAAGAGCTTGCGGCCGATGTCCACGAAGGTGCCGCAAGTTTCCGGGCTCAGCGCCACCTGGGCGAAGGTCGGGGTGCTTTCCGACACCGCCGCAGCCTCGTTGGCCACGAAAGCCGCCGTGCTGCCGGCGCTCATCTTCGGGATGGAGATGTCGCCTTGGATGCCGGTGAGCTTGGTGGTGAGCGGGAAGACCACGCTGTGGTCGCTCAGGACGTCGATGAAGGCGTTGCCCTGGTGCTCGTCGGCAACCAGGTAACCGCCGGCGCTGCCCGAGGCCGTGCTGATGTCGCGCTTCTGGAGCACGTCGAACGGCACGATCACGCCGCGCGCCGCCCGGCCCTGGACCTTCTCGGCAGCAGCCGACGCCTCGAGCTCAAACGCGGCCTCCTCGGCCAGGCGCTTGTTCGTGGGGTCGGCCATGTGGCGCAGCACCTTGGTCAGGCTGTAGCGCTTGACCTCCTTGGCGCTCATGCCCACCTCGGCCTTCTCGACCGGGCGCAGGCGGATCTGCTCGAGCACGGCCGCGCGGAACTCGTCCACGCTCTTGCCGCTCTCGATGAACTTGCGGGCGAGCTCGCCCTGACGGTGGGCAGCGCCCAGAGATTCGATGTCCTTGATCCGAGCCAGTTCGGCGGCTCGCACGTCCTGGACATCATCGGTCTTGATTTCAGACACGGTGATTTCCTCCTCAGGAATGGTGGGTTCTTGTGATGCCGAACGGCCGATGCCGACGTGGGGGTCGGCCGGGATGCTTACCCAGGAAATCTCCAGGGGCTCCCAGTCAACCGCCCGCCAGATCTCCTCGTCCTGGTCGGTCTTTTCCTTGCGGACTTCGTGAATGACGTATCCAACCGAGATATGTCGCTTCACTCCGTCCTTCACGTCTTGGAAAACTTCCTGAGCGAGTGCGCTGTTGCCGAAACGCACGGACGCGCGAGCCACGCGGTCGTCTCCCAGGTTGATCTCCTCGACGACCCCGATGTGCTTGGCGGGGTCGTGTTCCAGCAGCAGCGGGGCGCCGTCACGCAGCCGGCCGTCGCGGACCGAGCCGGCGCCATGGTCCAAGACCTCGACGCCCCAGCCGCGCTCCACCGGATGCTCGCTGGAAAACGCCACCTGGACGGTGCGGGCGTCCTCGTCGATTGCGGCCCGGCTGACCGAGAAGGTGCGCGACAGCTTGGCATCGCGCCAGGTCGCGCCGCCGGCCAAGATCGCGCTGCCGGCATAGGTCGCCATGCTGCGCTTGAACTCGCCAGTCTCCTCGGGGGTCTGCTCTTCGTTTTCTTCGGTCACGGTGCCCTCATCGTAGATTTCGGCACCTTCCTCTTCAATCTCGGCAGCCACTTCTGCGCGCGCCTCGGCGGGAATCTCCTCCACCTGGCCGCGCTCCGTCTCGGCGCCTGCCTCGAGCTGGCCGGCCTCGCCGGCGGTCTCGTTTTTCGCTTGTTCAGCCATCGGGCTGGTCCTCCTGATTGTCGCCGAAGTCGCCCTTGGCCTGAGCCTCAGGGTCGATCATCGCCGGGTAGATCGGCATGGTCTGGCGCGGGCTGATGTTCACGCCGAGCTCGTAGGCGCGGCGCTCTTCCTCGGCGAGCTCGGCCAGCACATCGCCGAAGTCTTTGCCCTGAGCGGCCGCAATCTCCTGCCGGCTCATCGTGCCCAGCGCCACCGCCCGCTCGAAGGCGCTCTGGTCCTTCTGCGGGTCCACGTAGCTGAAGCCGCGCGGGCGCCAGATGACGTCCTCATATTTGTCGCGCTTTCTCGGCGGGAACGGAACCGCGCCCGCCGTCATCGCCGCCGTCAGCCACGCCTGGTAGATCGGATCCAGGAGGTGGTCCATGAGGTGGCGCTGGATGCTCTTGTAGGCTTCGCGCTCGTCCTGGACGCCGGCGCGGATGCTGCTGTAGTTCACGCCCTCAAGGTCGTTCGCCAGGCTGTTGTAGCTGACGTTCAGGCCGGCAGCCACGCCGCGCAGGCAGCTCTTGACGAACTCCCCCATGTCGGCGTTTGGATTGTTCCAGTCAATGGTCTTCAGCTCCATGCCGGCCGGCAGCTGCTCGATCAGGCCGGCCTCGGCCTCGAAGACCAGGGCGCCATCGCCGTCAATGTCGTCGCCGGTGTAACCGTCGCCGGCGGGCGAGGTGTAGAACGCCATCTTGGACGCAGCCACCCGGGCGTGGACCAGCTCGGCCTCGCGATACTGGTCGGTCATGTGCAGCGAGCGCATCGCCTGAGCCATCCAGGGATAGCCTCGGCTCTGCCCGGGGCGCTCCATGATGTAGAGGTGGACGATCTCTTCCGCCGGCACCCGCTCGGCCTGCGCGCCGCCGCCCTGGCCGAGGTTATAGGCCACCACCGGGTTGTCGCCGGTGCCGCGCTGGGTGATGTGGTAAGCGATGGGGCGCCCGTGCCGATCCTGCTCGACGCCCATGCGGATCTGGGTGCCGTTGCCCAGGTCTCGGTTGTGGCGGGTCAGCAGGCGGTCGGCCTCGAGCAGCTCGAGCTGTAGCCCAAACGCGCCGGCGTTGTGCAGCCTGACCAGCACCTCGCCGTCGCGCGCCAAGGTCATGAGCGCCACGCGCTGGATGTCGAGGAAGCCGGACCTGCCATCCACCGAGCACTCGGCTGCCCGCGACCACCTCGCCCAGGCCGCCTCGAGCAGCCGATTGTCGGCCAGGTCGAGCTCGCCGCCGGGTGCCCGCCTCGTCCGAGCCTCGAGCCGGATGCCGTCGCGGCCCAGCACGTTGCTGACGACCATCTGAAGGAATCGCGAGGCATAGGGGTTGCTCATGTAGAGCTGCCGGCTACGCGCTCGCAAGCTGTCAAGACTCTGGAAGATCGCGGCGTCGGCCGAGAGCTCGCTGCCCTTGAAGTCGGCCGTGAGGCGGTCGTGGAGAGCGCCGACGAAGCCGGAGCCGGAGCCGCCCACGCGGGGCACCTTCCCGCCGGGCAAATAATCCATGAGCGCACGGCGCCGAGGTGCCGGCTGCGTGCGCCTGAAGATGTCCCAGAGAGCCATTCTAGTAGGGTCCGGTGAAACGAGTGCGGATGCGCTGGCTGGTGCTCAAGCCGCGCTTGATCGCGTCAGCCCGCTTTTCCTGCACCACCTCGGCGCGGTAGCGGTCGCGCAGCACGAGCAGGTCGGAAACGGGGGTGCGGGCAAGGCTGCGGCCGGCAATGGTGTAGCTTTCCTGGTCCTTCGTCGCCCTGCTCTCGATCACGGCCTCGATGGCATCCAAGACCGTCTCGGCGTGGCTGCGATCGTCGTAGTTGCCGCTGTCCTCGAAGTTCTTGTGGACATCGACGTGGCCGTGGTCAACGGTGTAACGTTCGCCGGACTTGGTGACATAGGCGACATAATAGTGATGGCCGACGGCGTAGCTGGCCGAGGTGGTTGCCGAGATGGTGACGGTGTATTCGGTGCCGCTGGCGCTCGCCGTAATCGTGGCGATGTGCGCGTTCTTACTCTTGACCTCGTAGGTCAGCGTCCACCCGTCCGAGGCCGGATAATCCGGGATCGCCACATCCCACTTGATGGTGTCGCCGGCCCACCAGGTCGTCGGGATGTTATAGCGCCCTCGCCGGGGCACCGGAATGCGCTGGTTTTCTGCCGCCACGATTGCCTAACAATAAACCAACGCGCCGTCAAATGCCACCGCGCCGGCGCCGTCTTGCCCTGGCCGCTTGCCTCGCCGTCTGGCGCGGTTTCTCCGCCGGCGAGCTCAGGCGCCGCTCGATGGCCGCCATGCGCGGATTGAGGAATCGCAGCGCCGCCAGCGCATAAACTCGACAGTCCAGCGCCTCGTTGCGCCGGCGGATCTTTCGCCACACGCGCTTCGGCACGCCCTTGTGGTAAGTCTGGACGGCCTTTTCTGAGGTCAGCTGGTAGAAATACTCGTCCTCGTAGGCTCGAGGGAAATGGCAATAGCCTGGCCCGGGTTCCTCGATCTTGAGCCGCGCCATAATCAGCTCCTTGGCGGTGTCGGTGCCAACGGGGATCAGAGATACGCGCCCCTTGTCCACCTTGGACGGCCGGCCGGCAATCGGTTTCGCCGGCTGGGCGCTGCCCTTGACCGCCCAGATGCGCCGCCCCTGCCGGGTTTTCACGAAGTCATAAACAGAAGCTGTCGCCGCGCCAGAATCGACACAGGCCGCCGCCACCTTGAGCTGGACGCCGTGCGGGGTCAGCCACGTCTCGCCGAAGACCTCGTCGAGCTGCTGCCATACGTCGGCCTGGTTCGGGTCGCCCATGAGCACGCGATATTGGAGGGACCAGGACTCCTCCTGGTGGCCCCAGCCGACCAGCTCGAGCTCGAGGCGGTCGGCCTGCACGTCCACGCCGGCCGTGATGACCAAAACGCCCTCGGGCAGCGGCTCGGTGCCATAATCTTCCGCCCGGCGCTGGATCTCGTGCGGCTCGACCGCCTCGCCCTGCTCGGCTTCCCAGGTCTCGCCCAGCTGAGTGTTGACGAAGGTCTGGAGGGTGGCAGGGTCTTGCTTGGCCTCGAGGAACTCGCGCGCCAAGTCGGCCCACGTGCTGTTCGGGCTCAGCGAATATCCAGCCCAAAGCCGATAGCCGTGATGGCCCTCCACGTCTGGCCGGCTGGCCACCCAGCGACCGCGCTCGATCGCCCTGCGCTTCTTCTCGTGGCCCCAGAGCTCGCCGCAGCTCGGGCAGGCATGACGGGCAGTATCCGGCCGGCCATCCTCCCATCGGATATTCTCCCAGAGGATGGGGTGGAAGGCTTCGCAGGACGGGCAGGGGATCTCGTAAAACCGCTGGTCAGATTCTTCCCAGGCAGCCTCGACGCGGCTCAAGCCCTTGATGGTGGGGGTGCTGCCCATCACGATCTTTCTGTCCCAGGCCCACTCGGTGCGCCTGACCGCCAGCGCCACCGGGTCGCCCTCCGCACCTCGCCCGCCGCCGGCCATCACGGGGTAGCCGTCCACCTCGTCGAAGATCAGCACCTTGATCGACACGCGCCGAAAGCCGGTCGCGCTGTTCGCGCCGACCATGAGCAGGGTGCCGCCCGGATACTTTTTCCGCGTAATGGTGTTCTCGACACCTTTCGTGCGCGCATCTCCGACCAGGCCGCGCAGCACCGGGGTGTCGCGCAGCATCGGGGCAATCTCCGTGATGCTGTGCTGCTCGGCGTCGTGCAGCGTCGGCAGCACGAACATGATGTTGGCCGGCGCCTGCGCCATGTGATAGCCGACCAGCTGGTTCAGCATCTTGGTGTAGCCGACCCGCGCCGATTTGAGAAAGGTCACGCGCTCCACGCGCTTGTCGCTCATGCTCCTCATGATCTCGCGCTGGTATGGCAGGCAGGTCCAACGTCCAGACACCGCCGACGCCTCGGGCGAGAGGTAGCCGTGGCGGTCAGACCAGGCCGCCAGGTCGAGGTCGGGGTCGGGGGTGATGCCTCGGGCGAAGCCGGCCAGGAAGGGGTCATCCACGGCGCAGCTCCTCGGCAAGCTGCTCGAGCACCCGGCGCAGCTCGGCCTCCAGAATCGCGTTGATCTCGCGCGGGTCGGTCTCGTCGGCGAGCTGGTCCATGAGCCGGGACGGCATGGCCAGCAGATTCTGCTTGACGACCATGCCGATATCGGCCGCCCGCGACTTGACATCCGCCTTCGGAACCAGCTTGCCCGCCTCTTCCTCGTATTTGAGCCGCGCCATGCGAGCGAGGTAGACCTCCTTCATCGTCTTCGCCTCGGCGAAGGTCAGCTGGCGTTTTGCGGCCGGCTCGGGCTGAGGGGCAGGCTGGTCGAGGTCGGCCGGCTCGACGGTTTTGTATTTCCTGGCCGGGTCGCGCACCTGATGCAGCGCCGCGACTGCCTTGGCCATGTCGATCTTCTTGCCCTCCAGCTCGAGCTTGCCCGAGCGCACCAGCCGGTTCACGTATTGCCTCGACACGCCGAGACGCCGGGCGAGCTCGGCCTGGCTAATAAGCTCGCGGTCAGGATAGACCGGGCTCGCCTCCGGCTCCTTTTCCTTCTTGCTCCGCGCCATGCCGCACATTCTGCCAGCCGGTTTGCCGGTAAACAAGGCCGGCGCGTCACCTGTCTTGTCGCAAAAAAGTGCGGCTTTTTTCAGCAGCCGCGTACCA